AAGAAGCCATCGTTCGACGATGAGGACGCCGTTTTCTGCTTTTGGTTTATCTTTAGGTTTGCGTGGTCGGGCCGGGATGATAACCGTGCCATAGTGCTCAGCCAGTGCCTGATAACTGTCGTTGATGACAGGCTCATAGCGATCGGCCTTTTTCACTGCGCTTCTGAGGTTATCGGGGATGAGCAGCTTCGGTACGCCGCCCAGGAAGGTCAGGCAACGGCTGTGGGCATTTAACCATGACATCATGTCCTGACCTTCGCACGCTTCAACGTAGGTATAGTTGGACGCCCCCATTACGGCCACGAAGATTGCCACGCGGCGTATCTCACCGGTGTCCGGATTAATAACAGGAACCGTAGGACCACAGAAGTCGATAAAAAGCTTTTCGCCGGCACGATGCTCCTGGCGCATGGAGAGACGTCGCGTTTTTTTCCACTCCCGGTAGCAACGGCAGAAGTGCGAGTATCCCATCGCTTTGTCACCCGCCTGTGCCTTGTATTCCATCCACAACAGTTGCCGCGTCACACCTGGTTTTCTCATTTCCGTATCGAAGTACAACATGTCAGGAATTACAAGCTCTGATGCAAAGGTGTCTTTGGGCGGAAAAATGAGTTTCTCCAGCGTGTCATGGGATATATCAGCAGGTAATGGCCATGACAGAGAAGAGGCTTTGAAGCGGGCAAGAACCTCAAAAACGGTTGAGGCGCTGATGTGTAACGTCAGTCCGATACAACGGTTAGTCAGCTTCTTGTCGAACTTGAGCTGAAGGATCTTAAAACAGGTTTCCATAGTGCTCCTGGATTTTCTCTTTCTGGACATTGACGTCTCCACTGGTTTAAACACGGCAATGGAGACTGTGGTGAAAAGAGTTAATTCCCGGAGTGACTGGCAGGATGCCAATCAATGATCGGAAGCATGCCAAATCGTGATCGATTGTGATGCCAAACTGTGATCGGAGATGAATGCCAAATCATGATCGATTCGAATGCCAAACTGCGATCGATTCAGATGCCATTTTGCACATAACTATATTGCATACTTTCTGGCCCGCGATTGTTGCTGAAAGCGGGAAAAAATATCGTTCAGACGACACGGAGGCAATTCTCAAAAACCTCGGTTTACAGGAAACGGTAAATCAGGCTTCTGGCGCATTACAGAAAAACCAGAACGGCGCAGATATTCCGGGAAAAGATACCTTCACAAAAAATATTGGTGCCTGCCGCGGTGCGTTCTTGCATACGACGTGCCGCGGCTTCTGTTATTCCACTATAAAATTCCTAATCGACTTCAAATCCCCCAGACTGCTCAGTTCTTCCTTCATCTCCCTCCTACGGCGATAAATCTCGTCATTGCGATCGACCTGCGCCTGCGCCATCTGTCAGCGCACCTGATATCACTACAGACATAATTTTTCTCGCGATAAATTAAATCAGGAAGAGGCTTCCGGAGAGACGGGCCATTCAATGGCGTTATATGAGGTTTTATCAGTGATGGTGCTGAAATCCATCGCCTGCAGCAATTTCGCGTAAATGCGCCAGACTGTCAGCTTTTCTTTTTCTTCATCACCGATGATTCCCAAAAGTAAATCCGTCTTCTTATCGGATATTTCCCGTTCAGCAATCGCAGTAAGACGTGCACGCTCCGACTCTGCCTGCTGCCTGTAATCAACAGGGACCGGTAGTACTTCACCGTCTTTATAATACCAGCGCGCCTCTATACAAAAACCATCCGGTAGTTCATCCACTTCCACAATGGTAAAACCAACGGGATAAAGACGGGATACATCTTCCGCCACGGAATAAATAACGCCGGTTTCAGGATGCGTGCACAGCTTGTATTTCTTCGTGAATTTATCCAGTGATTCATAAAAATCCTGCCCGTCTTCACTACGGAAATACTGAATGCCGTCACCATAAGGCATGTCTTCAGGGTAGTAACGCGTAATGTTTGAGAGTTCCATTATTTTCTCCTTAATTAACCTGATACAGATCGCCATGCACCATTAATATAAATCTGAGCCTGTTTGTAATACACGCCACCGATATTGTCTGCAGAGTTACGGCCAGTATCCTGAACATTAATGCCTGACAAAACACAACCAGAAGGTGCTCGAAACGTCCAGCTGTGCTCGTTCCCGCCCGGGTTGTAAAACACCTCACTGGTATACTGAAAATTCTGTACGCCACCTGTTTTGGTCTGGTAGCGGGCATCGAAGTTTCCGTAGTCTGACGGTATAACCTGACGCCCGCATCGCCAGTTTCCCGCATCATCCATATACGCCTGACCGTCCGTACCATTATCCGTACGGCTATTATTTATCATGTAAATGCCAAACTGCTTATTCCCAAGACCAGCCAGGAAATACTTTCTGTCTGCATGATCCTGACGCAGAAGCGCCTGAGCAGCATCAGTATTTATCCTGTTTTTCCCGAAAATAACGTTGTTGTCACGCATCTGAATCCACGTTCCGTTACTGCTGTTAATCGCTAAACGGCCTGCAAATACATCTTCTGTAACATCCAGACCGTGTCCCATAGTTATGCGACCGGTCCTGAGATTAAGCGTAAAGGGGCGTAGCGGCCCAATATCACCACTCTCGCCCTGATTTTCCCGGGTAGGAATGAGGTGCAGACACTCTTCCGAACGACGAAAAATCAGACCAAAGGCTTCGTTGAAAATCCTCAGTGCATTAACACCACTGATTTTCAGCTCCCCGGTCATGGTGTCTCCATCACGCTGAACGGCATTTTTTGCCTTATCCACCGTGGGTTTTAATCCGAGGTTTTCAACAGCCTCATCACTGTCTTCGACATCCGAAAGATTATTTTTTATCAGCAATGCCTCTTCGTTAATTGCACCGCCCACCAGTAATAATATGGCTTTATATAACTGGTCGTGTTCCTCTTTATTCAGTTCTATCCCGGCCTTCTCAATGACACCACAGATTTCCTCCTGAAGGGCATCCCACATGGCACTGTTCAGCCAGGTGGCATGACGCCCTGTACGAATATTCCCGTCAGTAAATCCGTTCTTGCCCGGGCCAAATTTATCTTTAACTGCTGTCGGAGTGTCAATTCTGTGCATATTAAACCTCCCGTGAATGAAATATCAGAATTATGTCCTTGCCTGATTAAACAATTCCGCTGTGAAAGTCAGTTCACCCTTTGTGAAAGGCGTTTCTCCGCCTGGCTGGGCCATAAAACTCTGTGAGACAGTCGTCCAGCTGTTTGTGTCGCTTTGTACGCCATTCTCTGTAATCGTTGCGCCTGCATGGCTGCCATTTTTCACTTTCCAGGCCAGGCGGTTATTGGGGGCATCAGCACCGCGGTAAGTGACCGAGGCCATAACAGCCACAACATCACTGTTGCTGTTATCCACCGCACCAAACGTGGCCTGTGCTGCATTCAGGGAGGGCGAGAGCATCAGATATCCGGCCTCGCTGTCAGAGGTGTTCAGCCCCGTGACAATATCTTTATTCAGTGAGTTTTTGGCGCTTCCACCGGTAAATGCCGTTACCGGGCTGTATCTGACCTCAATGCTTCCGAGCAGGGCGGGTTCTGCACTATTATTTCTACCGTATGTCACTGTTCCACAGTACATATCACCCAGCATTAACGTGCCGGATGCACCCGATGAAAAAATATTGTCACCACTACCAATACTCACCTGAATTTTGTCAGTCCGGTCATCTGATACATAAAACGATGCATTTCCAACTAATGAGCGGTTGCAGTACAGACTGGCTGAGACATAGCCGTTTTCGTTTCGCGTTGCGAAAATTTCATAGTAATAACTGGCTGCTTCATCAGGATACGGGGTTGTAAATGAATAGCCATTAATCCTGATGTGGGATGGCGAAGATGAATATTTCTTTCCCGCACTTAATGTCAGACGAAATCCCAGCTGTACAGCTGAGGCTTTTAAGTCCGGAAGTGTGCTGTACAGTGTGACATATGAGGGTGTCGTAAAAATCAGCCCCGTTCTTTCTACAGTATTTACGGCCTGAGTGCCACGACAGACGGATGTTACAGAACCGGACATATCATTGATAAGCGTGACACCGTTTTCGTTCAGTGCTGAAATAATATTTGTTGAATAATAGTTCTCGCACAATCCCTCATTCGCCGGAATTTGTCGAAAACTTTCGAGTTTAATAATATTCAAAGCGGCTCTCCTTTTATTTTATGTCATTCGGACGTGACCACAGCAAAATGCAGTCCCGGGTGATTAATCAATAACGGTTCACGGGGTCTGCTGGCTGTCTGCAACTGCATACTGTTAACTGGTACGGGGGAGCGGGTCCTGTATCCCGTCTGCAACTGTGCGCTGTTCATGGTCATGGGGTCCGTTGTCGGCAGACCTGAGTGCAATTGCGCCCTGCTGAGTACCAGTGGCTCTGCCATCGGACGGGCGGCATAAAAGTTAATCCGGTTAATTGTCAGCGGCTTACCTGTCAGTGCCGGAACAACCGCAAAATGAACACCTGTATGATTAATCGCTAATGGCTCAGTCGTCTTGTGTCCGGCCTGAAAGGAGAGGCTGTTTATAGTCAGGGCGGCTTGTTGCACTTCACCAGACTCATCCGGATATGCAAAAAGGACAACAGTATGCGACGGACATAATTTATTAATCACGCATTCCGCAACCGTATCACCCCACGTCCGGATCGGTGTGTTACAGGTGTCCGAACATGTCTGCCACTGAGCACCGGCATCCACCGGCAACGTCACACGCCAGAAATAACGCCAGCGATCACCCCATTCCGGATCGGGGCTTGCATCCAGGTGCTGGAACTGTTCGATCGTCACGCCGGTATATCCCAGCGCCTCAAGCTGCTCCAGGAAGAACTGCTCATTTATGCCACCAGCCACATTGGCTTTTGCTTCCAGCCGTTGCTGACGCTGGCGTAATGTCTGGGCTCCAACAGGAGAGCAGGTGTCAGGTAAACCATACAATTCTTCATAACGTTCAATCAGCTCTGTTGACTGACCAGGATCGATTTCAGCCATCAGTTCATCAGCCCGCTGATGAACACGTACAAGCGATGGTGCCAGACCATCAAGCACGCCGTCGGTATCGCTCCATGCAGGCCCCGGCGGCATCAGTCCGTACAGCAGCTTTTTATAATCATCCTGTAACGAATCCATTATTTACTCCTTGCCGGGTCATAAGCCTGCCAGGTGATCTCGCCGAGCACCGGAAGCTCGGTCTCCCCCAGGTCAATATCCGATGAAGGGACGATTAACCGGTGGGCCACTTCACCAGCAGACAAACTGATGGCCTCACTGATTCTGGACAGATACATACGCCCCTCTGGCACACCATCCCGTAACATCAGTGCATTCAGCTCTGCTTTTATTGCAGTCCTGATCTGCGGTGTGTCTTTCGATAATGCAATCGTCATCGGGATGACTTTTTCTGTGGCACCGAATACATACAATCCGCTTCCGGCAACCGGTGTCAGAGGAAGAATGTGCTCTCTGACTGCATTAATGACGCTTTCATCCGGAGCCGGATGTTCCGGATCGTTTGTCGCCACCATCACCCCTACCGTTCCTATTCCTCTCCAGTGACGGTATGTCCATGCGCGCGTAATACCAGGCACTTCTTTAGCCCAGACGACATAATCCCCGTCAGCCCCGCCCTGAGGCGTCCAGTAATACCGCTCAATGACGCGGGCGCGCCACGTTTCCAGATCTTCAGTATCGAATCCGCCGGTCAGGGTATCAGCCACACCAGACGACGGCAGACCATTCACCGGCGTGACCAGGATTAATGCCGTACCGTCGTCAGCATTACCGACCGCACCTGCAGTTGAGCAGGCGATCGGCACGCGCAGGACACCACTGGAGCTGGTTGCATCGGCAGTTGCTGTGTACTGAACCAGGTCATCGCGCTGAATAACACTCCCGGCGGTCACCTTCAGGTCATCGCTGACATCTTCCCAGCGCATATACCCGCTGGCAGCCGTGGCCCCCTTGCGCGGACACCGTTTCATCGCAGCATGTCGCGCCAGCCAGGATTCATCACACCGGTCAGGCAGTATGTTCATTGCCAGATAATCGATGTAACCGTAAACCGTATGCAGCGCCGCCGCATACACCTTTGCCCGCACGTCTTCATCCATGCGCCGGAGTGGGTCACTGACGTCCAGCCTGGCGAATAAATCGTTACGGAGCATACTGATATTTTCTGCCAGCGTCGGGCGCTGAAATTCACTGTCCGCCATGCGTTATCGCACTCCACAGATTATCAAAAGAAATCATTACCGGTCCGTCACGTCGCCAGAGAGTGATACTGTTACCCAGTTCATTAATCCCGGTGCGGCGGATATCCAGATCAATACGGGACACCACACCGTCATCAATCATCCATTGCAGGCATTCGCGGAT